GACGCATGGGCATTGAAGTGCCAAAGCATCCATATCGGTATTTTTCCCCCTGCGGTTTACTCCTCCCGCCGCAGCAAACTTGCCCCGCCCTTGTGGTGGGGCTTTTTTTGCTCTATATTGCGCCGCATGACACCAGACGAACTCATCCAATGGCGCACCTCGGTCGCCCTATCGAAGCGCAAGGCAGCAGAAGCCCTCGGCCTCGCACGCAATACGTTCCGAGCCTACGAAACCGGCAAGCAGCCGATCCCGCGATACATCGAACTTGCCGTTAAGGCAGTCCAGAAAACCGACAATAAAAAGGACAGCAATGCTGACCTATAAGCTGATTCCAACCTCCGACCTCATCCCGTACGCCCGCAACAGCCGGACGCACTCCGAGGCCCAGGTCACCAAGATCGCGTCCTCAATCAAAGAATTCGGGTTTATCAACCCGGTGGTGACAGACGGCAAGAATGGCATCGTAGCGGGCCACGGACGCGTCCTGGCGGCGAACAAGCTGGGACTGAAGGAAGTGCCGTGCGTTGAGGCGAGCCACCTCACGGAGGCCCAGAAGCGCGCCTATGTCATTGCCGATAACCGGATGGCGCTTGATGCCGGATGGGACTTCGAGATGCTCAAGGTTGAATTGAAAGACCTCGAAGACATGAAATTCGATCTGACAATGACAGGATTCGATCTAGGCGAGATGGCATCAATGTTCGCGGAGCCAAACTTTGAAGCTGGCACCGAAGCCGATCAAGGCAAGCTCGACGAACTTGCACCAAAGATCATCCAATGCCCGCATTGCGGAGATGAGTTCGACATGAGGAAACATGAGCAAGGCTAACCTCCGCATCGACTGGGCAACACATGAAGCTGCGAAGTATGCTGTCGAAACGTGGCATTATAGCAAATGCTTGCCAGCTGGAAAGTTGGTCAAAGTAGGTGCTTGGGAAGACGGAAAGTTTATCGGGGTTGTCTTGTTTGGCCGTGGTGCAAACCATAATATGTCAAAACCTTATGGATTAGGACAAGATCAATGTGTAGAACTTGTTAGGGTTGCACTAACAAATCATTTTACACATGTGTCTAAAATAATGTCATTGGCTATCAAGTTTCTGAAAAAAACAAATGAAGGAATTCGTCTAGTAGTGTCATACGCTGATTTAGATCACGGTCATCATGGTGGAATATATCAGGCCACCAATTGGATATATGAAGGTGTCTTTAATCAAGGCGCAAGACAAGGCTTTATTATAAACGGAAGACTAAGACATAATAAATCCGTCCATTCACTTGGTGTTAAACAATCACTTGTAGAAGTTAAAAAACACTTAGATCAAAACGCAAAAGAGGTATTTACAAAAGGAAAACACAAATACCTGATGCCACTAGACGAAGACATGCGGCAGCGTATAATGCCGCTTGCCAAACCATATCCAAAGCGTGTGAAGAAGGCGATGGCTTCCTCCCCGGAAGCACAGCGGCAGGGCAGCACTGACCCACACGCTCCAACTCTTGAGGCCTCGACATGATCGAAGAAACCAAAGGCAAGCTAGGCCGCAAGCCTCATGCACCGACAGACGCGCAGCGCCAGCTGGTCTCGCTTCACGCAACGGTCGGCACCACGCACGAGAGCATTGCCGAAATCCTCAGCATCCACAAAGAGACGCTCTACAAATACTATTCCGCCGAACTGAAGCAAGCACGCGACAAGGCAAATGCAACCATCGGCGGTGCGCTATTCAACAAGGCCAAGGCTGGCGACACCACCGCCATGATCTTCTGGCTCAAGACGCGCGCACGCTGGCGCGAAACCGTGGACATCTCCAACGAAGATGGATCACTGAGACCGGAGCCAGTCGCTGCCGCCGTTCTTGCTGCGCTCAACAAGATTTACGATGACGCCGAGTGAGCATCGAGCCGCCAACCATCAACGGCTCTATAAATTCGCCCGCACGATCTATCGCGCCCGCACCAATCAGGACATGCTACCGAACAGGCATCAGCGGGAAATCTGCCGCAGCCTTGAGCAGGTCTTCGCCCACCGCATCAAGCGGCTCATCATCAATGTGCCGCCTCGATCCGGCAAGACCGAGATCGCTGTCAAGGCATTCATCGCCTGGACCATCGGCCTCGTGCCTGATGCCGAATTCATCCATGCCAGCTATTCCAAGCGCCTCGCCACATCCAACGCATACGACATCCGCGCCATGATGCAGCACGAGACCTATCGATCAATATTCCCGTGGGTCTCGCTTCAAGACGATAGCAAGGCAAAGGATGAGTTTCGCACATCACACGGCGGCATTGTCTACGCAACCGGCGCAGAAGGGACCATCACCGGATACGGAGCTGGCAAGATGCGAGACGGCTTCGGCGGTGCCATCATCATCGATGACCCGCACAAGGCAGGTGAAGCAACCTCGCCCATCATGCGCCAGAACGTCATTGACTGGTATCAGACCACGATTCAGTCGCGCCTCAACAAGACAGACACGCCAATCATCGTCATCATGCAGCGGCTCCACGAGGATGATCTTTCTGGCTGGCTTCTAGGCGGCGGCTCCGGTGAACATTGGGACAGCCTCGTCATCCCCGCCCGTGATCCCGATGGATCATCGTTCTGGCCTGAGCAATTCCCGCCCGAGATGCTCGACCGCCTGGAGCAATCCAGTCCCTATGTGTTCGCTGGCCAATACATGCAACGACCCGCACCGCTTGGCGGCGGCATCTTCAAAGATGAATGGTGGCGTTTCTATGAGGCCATGCCGCCGCTCAAGTGGCGGGCGATCTATGCCGACACCGCGCAAAAGACAAAGGAACAGAATGACTATTCCGTCTTCCAATGCTGGGGCCAAACGCAAACCGGACAAATCGTGCTGCTCGATATGGCACGCGGCAAGTGGGAAGCTCCAGAACTTGAGACGATGGCCCGCGCGTTTTGGCAGAAGCATCATTCCCAGCCGTATCATGGGCCGCTTCGAGCCTTCAAGGTCGAAGACAAGGTGAGCGGCACCGGACTAATCCAGAAGCTGAAACGTGAGGGCATTCCGATCATCCCGATCCAGCGCAATACCGACAAAGTGACCCGCGCATTCGATGCCGCGCCCTATGTTCAATCCGGCAATGTCTACATCATGTCCAACATTGATCACCTGGCCGATTTCATGTCCGAGGCCTCGGTCTTTCCCAACGGCACACATGATGATATGATAGACGCCGCAATGAGTGCAATTTCCGATATGACCGCGCCGCAGTCTGCTCCTGCGGTTCGCGCCTTGTGAGGTTATCGATGGGACTTTTTGACCGTTTCCGCCGCCCGCAAGAGCGCAAGGAATCCGCTGCCGCCAAGCTGATGGTGATCAATCCCGGCCAAGCCGTGTGGTCTCCACGCAACTACGAATCCTTCGCCAAGGAAGCCTATGGCAAGAACGTGGTGGCATATCAGGCCATCAACCGGATCGCTGACGCCATCGCATCCGTCAATCTTGGCGTCTATCGTGGCGAGACGGAACTGGTCGACCACCCGTTGATCACGCTACTCGAGCGACCGAATCCGCTTCAGTCCTATTCCGATTACGTTCGCGCCAAGGTGTCGTTCCTGATGATTGCAGGCAACGGCTACGAAGAGCGGTTCATGGTGGGCCGCGAGGTCAAGGAACTCTACCAGCTTCGACCAGACCGCATGAAGATCGTTCCGTCATCCAACGGCATCCCGTCTGCATATGAATACACGCTCGGGCAGAACAAAGTGCGGTGGGAGATGGACCCTCGCACGCTCGAATCCGATGTGCGGCACTTGAAGCTGTTCAACCCGTTGAACGATTGGTACGGAATGAGTCCAATCGAGGCAGGTTCCTACGCCATCGACCAGAACAACGAAGCCATGAACTGGATGCAAGCCTTGCTTCAGAACTCGGCGCGTCCGTCTGGTGCATTGACCGTCAAGGATTCCGGCACGCTATCTGACGAGAATTTCAACCGCCTCAAAGCCCAGATCGAAGAGCAATATTCCGGCTCCTCGAACGCCGGTCGCCCGATGCTCCTCGAAGGTGGCCTTGACTGGCAGCAGATGGGCCTAAGCCCGACTGACATGGGCATCATCGAGGTGAAGTTCTCTTCGGCCCGTGACGTTGCCCTAGCATTCGGTGTTCCACCGCAGCTTCTCGGCATTCCTGGCGATAACACCTATTCCAACTATGCCGAGGCCCGTCTGGCCTTCTGGGAAGACACGGCGCTTCCATTGCTCCAGATGATCGTCAACGACTGGAACAATTGGCTCGGCTCCATCTACGGTGTCGAGATCAAGCCAGACATCGACAGCATTCCGGCCATTGCCGAGAAGCGGCTTTCAATGTGGCAGATGGCTGACCAAAGCCAAGACCTCACCATAAACGAACGCCGCGCCTTGAAGGGCTATGGTCCAATTCAGGGCGGTGATGTCCTCTTCGTTTCTTCCGCCGAAATCCCCTTGAGCATGGCAACCGAACCGTTACCGGAACCACTCAGCCCCGATCTTGTGAAAGCACTGGCCTATGGCTCGAAGGCTGGTTGATTCGAACACCCGCCGCGAGGTGCGCCGTCAAGGCGCATTGCTCGACAGGCTGACGGTTCAATTCCGTGGCCGTCTTCAGCGTGAGATCGCAACCGCCATGCGTGAGATGGTCGAGCATTGGGAGCAGACCGGCAATGTCACCTTGCCGCGCGATTTCCGTGACCGCATCGAGGCGACTTATCGCCAGATGGCAATTGCATCGATCACCACGTTCGGCTCCCGCATCATGGAGCAAGCCAAGGCGCGAGGCTTGAAGTTGGAGACCAAGGAAAGCTTTGCCCAGATCATGACGCGCAGGGCGTTGCGCTTTATTGAGCAAGAGGCGATCCGCCGCCGCATCACAGATGTGACGGAAACAACCCGCGACCAAATCATCCGGGCAGTTCGGAAGGGCTACGAGGACGGCTTGGGCCAACGCGGCACAGCTTCCTACATCCTCGATCTAGTGCCACAGATTTCGTCCTACAGGGCCGAGATGATTGCCCGCACCGAGACGCACGGCGCTGCTAATTACGGCTCCCAAGAGGCCGCAAAACAGACTGGCTTGCCCTTGGCCCGCGAATGGCTGGCCGCTGCCGATGACCGCACCAGAGAGACGCACCGCGAGGCGAACGGTCAGGTTGTCGGAATGGACGATACCTTCCGCGTGGGCGATTCTGACCTAGCCTTTCCCGGCGATCCATCCGGCCCCGCCGATGAGGTCATCAACTGCCGCTGTGCCGTTGGTTACATCGTAGACGAAGCCGCCCTTGAGGCCATGTTGTGATTTCAATCAAGCAATGATATATTCCCCTCATGCCTAGCCCCGGCCCGACCGAAAACGAAGACGAGTTCATCTCCCGTTGCATGAGCGACGAGGAGGCAATGTCTGATTTTCCCGATGAAGATCAGCGTTATGCCGTCTGCATTTCCAAGTGGGAAGGCAAGGCTGATGGATATTCACCAAACGAGGCGATGGCACGAGAAGCCACACGCGGCCTTGATTGGCGTGATGAGTTCAATCGTGGCGGCACCGAGATCGGCGTTGCCCGCGCCCGTGACATCAAGAACCGCCGCAACCTTTCGCTCGATACCGTCAAGCGGATGGTGTCTTACTTCGCCCGCCATGAGGTGGACAAGCAAGGCCAAGGATTCTCCCCCGGCGAGGATGGCTATCCGTCCGCTGGCCGCATCGCATGGGCCTTGTGGGGCGGTGATCCTGGCCGCTCATGGGCCAACGCAATAGTTCGCAGAGAAGAGGGCGACAAGTTCATGTCCGAACCGATCCAGCATAAGAACGTATCCCTCACGCTCAAGCGCGAACCGGATCAAGATGGCGTCTTCGAGGGCTATGCCTCCGTCTTCGGTGTTGTCGATCAGGGAATGGATGTGGTCGAACGCGGCGCATTCCGCAAATCGCTCGGCTCTCGTAAAGTCAAGATGCTATGGCAGCACGATATGAGCCAGCCCATCGGCGTCTGGGATGACATTTACGAGGACGAGCGTGGCCTTTTTGTCCGTGGCCGTCTGCTCAAGGAAGTAGAAAAGGGCCGCGAGGCAATGGCGCTTCTCCGCGCCGGGGCCATCGATTCCATGTCTATCGGATACCGCACAATGGAAGCCATCCCCGAAGGCGATGGCCGTGTGCGCAAGCTGATGGAAGTGGACCTGTTCGAAATCAGCCTTGTGACGTTCCCGATGCTCCCCGATGCAAAGGTGACGAACGTCAAGTCGATCACCACCGAAAGAGATTTCGAGCGTTTCCTGCGTGATGCAGGATACTCTCGCAAAGAGGCCGTGGCTCTCACTCTCCACGGATTCAAAGCCCTACAGAGACAGCGGGACGCTGGCGATGAAGAGGCCGTAATCGAGGGCGTAGATGCCCTTTTACAGTCACTGTCAAAGCTAAAGGAATCCCTGCATGTCAGAGGAAATCAAGAAGGCCATCGGCGCGGTTGACGCGCTGCACGCCGGATTCGAAGAGTTCAAGAAGGCCAACGACGAGCGCCTTGCCCAGATCGAAAAGAAAGGCAGCGCCGATGTCGTGACCGAGGCCAAGCTTCAGAAGAT